GGTGACCGACAAGCCGAAACCCAGGGCCATCGCGGATCACGGGCCAATTCGCCAGGTGGCACTCGCTAAGATCGCAATGATCTACGAGAACATTCTCAAAGAAACCGCTGGTCTTGCGACGATTAAAGGCCGCGGGAAGAAACGTGCCCTCGCAGAGCTTCTCACACAAGCGAGCGAGGTGAAGAGGTCAATTCCCACTCCTAAGTCACGCACCAAATCGGATGAGCCCCGTGGTGCTTGGTATGAGAATGACCTGAGCGCGTTTGATTTTGGGATTTCGTATCACATGAAGAATCAAGAGAGTAAGATTCTGCGCCACATCATCAAGACGGCAGGTATTGATGTGGATCTGGATCGCGATCTCGTTTGGCGCGTCGTCGATGAGAGGACTAAGGTCACTACCTGGGTCTTCGCTTACACCGACGAGTCGGGCGATCGTTGCAGCATGAAGCTCGAGCTCGATCATGTCATCAGAGACTCAGGAGACCGATTGACTTCTTCCGGCAATTGGCTCCAGAACTTTTTGGCATGGGTTGGCTTCTTTGTGCGTCGCGAGACGATCAAAGCCTTTATTCAACGGTTCGTCAGCGCCTCGGTTAAAGGCGGGACTGTTGAGTACGACTCATCACACACCGGCCGCACGCACAAGATGCGCATGGGCTTGGAGGGTGATGACGGCCTGATCTTCAGCACGGAGATTTTCAGCAAGGAAGTGCTGACTGCATGGTTCGCTTTGCGAGGATGGAAAGCAAAGGTTAAGATCGTCAAGTCTGACGAGAGCGGCGCGCTGGCTTTCGTGGGCTACGAGTTCCTGATCAAGGACGGCAAGGCGGCCATCCATGAAGGAGAGCTCGTCGCATGCCCGCAGGTGAAGCGCTGCTTGCTGACGAAGGCGATGAACACATGCAAGCTCCCCCAGGTGGATTACCACCGCGCAATGGCTCTCACTGCGATCCACTACACCCACGAGTACGAGCGCTTTCCGGCGATGCATGGGCTGTGGAACGCGGTATACGAGCACCATCGCGCGCTTTCCACCGATTTCAAGGTCACGGACAAGACCAACATGAGGTATTTCCGCGACCTAGCGATGCGTGATACGTCGTACAGCGTTGCTGTTGAGGACGAAGAGGTGAGGCGTGCCATGGAGCAATCTCCCTACCCGCTCCTCAGCAACAACGACAGCCCCTGGCGGGAGCTGACCGAGTAC